TCTGGCGCCTCTTGACTTACTTGCACAATTCTTTCTATACAAAGGTTAGACCAAAACTCAACTGGGTGGCCTCCTTCTTCTGTTGTATGTACTTCAATTGTTCCTAACTCAGGTCCAGCGTTATAACTCATTACCATTTTTTTGGCTCTCCTACTTTATTTTTTTTAAGGTGACTGTCGTTCCTGTCAATTAAAACAGGAGCTTGTTCTCGTTTAAATTGTTGTAGCTGACTTCTTTTTTTAGCAATCAAAACTCCCTTCTCATCTGTAATAACAACCAAAGGATCATCCAAACGATGATAGCCATAAAGCTTTTCATCAGCTGGAACTGCTGTATCAAGAAGATAGCTAGTAGCAGCAACCTCAACTTGAATGCCATTAAACATAGCTTTGCTTAACCAAAACTCTACAGAAGCTCTGCCTGCTTCAGCAAAATGCAAATTGCCTTTATAACTAAAATCAATTCCAAACATTTTAATTTTGCCTACCTTGTTCCATAAAGCAAAAGCTACTGCATAAGCAACAGTATTGTTTAGATAGTGAGATCCGCATCCAGCTAAAACTTCATCAATAGGATATTCAACTAGGCCAGGACAACGATCATCTAATTCACATGTATAAATTGGACCTTGATGTTCAGTAAGAAGTTTAGCCATACTATCAGTTTGACCCCCGGCATCATCGCTATCTAAAAATCTAGATGCTGGATCCAGCATAAAGACTCTGTCATGGTAAATAACAGATGCCACTGCATTGATAGCCCAAACCTCATCAAAGTGCGAGCCATGTGATTTTGCTAAATTATAATCAAACCAGCTCTTGCCCATTCCGACAATAGCCACAGTCTTACCTTCAAGTTTCTTGATTGGTTTCATTTTCTCTCTCCTTTATGTAACCGTTGTTCTAAGCGAATCGTATCTGTATTCGTCTCTCCTTCCTCTTGCTTCAGCTTTGTTTTTCAACCTAGCCATTTCTTGTTGAAATCTGTTTTCGTATAAGGTCATCATATCAGGATCACCTTTCATAAATGTATAAGCCTCTACTAAACAGCCATACAATAATCCATTTCTTGCATGTTCTGATATCCAAGTTCCACTTGTATCTGTTACCAAAGAATTAGGTTTATATAAATAATGTAATTCAGTTGTGTAGTTTTGGTCTGGAACTGGAGCAATAATTAAACTTGACTCTTGTAATCCAGTATTTAAATTTTTATCAAAGTCACCATAATATAATGGTAATCCTCTTGCTGATGAATCTGTTGGATCTGGTGCATATTCCTGCATAAAGCTAGGATGCTTTTTGTCAAGGTAATGATAGTCTCCATTGCTATCTATAACAGCTAATGAAAAAGAAAGCTCAAAATCATTTGGCGCTGTTAAAAATCTAGAACCAGCTGTCATAGATCCTTGTACGTTTCTTCTAAAATAATCAAATTGAACTAACTCAAAAATTCTTTCTTCTGCATTTTGAATAATATCATCCAACGTATTAACAAAAGTTGTTTCTGAATTTTCAACAAAATCTTGTATAAGAGTTTTTAGTTCTGATAATGTTAAAGGACTGCTCATGATGTTGTAATTGTAACCTCTCCAACTCCACCTGTCATTTCATCTACTGTAAAGTTTGTTCCTATAATGTCTGAGTTCATATAATGAGGTTTATAAATATCTGTATAAACCACTACAACGTAGCCTTCACCTACTTCTTTGTCGGTATCAGGTCTAGGTTGATAAATTGCTTCAGGATCAGCTTTAGCTGTATGAGGCTCTAGTTGAGGATGTTTTGGTTCGTAGCATTCAGAACAAACTTTAAAACCAGTCCATTCTTTTTTTAAATCTAGCAAAGGATATTCAAATGCACATCTATCGCATAAACCTACTGCAAATTTACCTGAAGCGTAAGACATATTACCTCAAACTATTAAAGGGTCTAATTCTAAATGATGCTTTGTCTTCATCAGTAGACATAGCCCTATCAAATTCTTCTTCGTATATTTGTTTTAATAATTGAACTTTTTCTGGGGCTCTTTTTATTGCAATATAATATGCTAGCCCTGCTGCAAAACAAGGATAAAATCTAAATGGCATATCCATAGTATTTGTTGCAGCATCAGCATCATCCATTCTAATCATTTTATTAAAAACTAAAATATCTGTTGAATTTTCTGGCGTAGGCCAAACTTTTAAAACAGGAGAATTTAATTTATCTAAAAACCATTGAGAGGGCATGCTTTGAGTTGTTTTATTAGGAATATTTAAATAAGAGCTTCTGCTTAATCTTTCAATAGAAATATCTGTTTGAACGCCGTTTGTTGTACGTCTTAAAACAACATCTAAAATATCAATAACATTAGAATTTAAAGTGTACTCAGCTGTTCCTTGAGTAACAGTTTGAGTATCTTGCTCTATTGTCCATTGATTAAGACCTCGGTTAGCCCACTCTGCCAACATAAGATTAATAGACCGTCTTGCAGTTTTTAAATCATAACCAGTTCTAAGTTCTAAGCCGCATCTTTCAAATGCTTCCTCTACGAACTCAGCTACGTTTGGTTCAAAATCTGTACTGCCTGAAAGTGCCATAACTAATCCTCTGGAGCGTATAGATTATTAAATGTTATATTCGGGTCCATATAGCTCTCATGTTGTTCTGCTGAATGCGTCCATTGAGAAGGCATAAAATCTGGTGCCCCTTCGCCTACACGCCATAAAGCAGGATTTGTCGCTCTTACTCTATTATTAGGTAAAGCTACAAAATTGCCAGTATATTCACCAGCATCTGTTAAATATAGCACATGTGACTGCTTATGTTGAGCTGGGTCATCTGCTATAGAATTATCTGTATAGTCTACAGTAAATAAATATTTTCCTGTATAAAATTCTCCACCAATTTTGCATATCCAAGGAGATGAGCTAACTCTGTCCATAACAATTACAGAATGCTCATGACTTAAACAATCCCAAGGCTGAGCTAAATGATCTTCCATTGGATTTGGCCATTCTTGCAGAGGTATGTCTGCTACTAAGGCTTGTATAGGCATTCTTGCCCACATAGCGCCACCATGAACATTTGGTGCATCTTCCATACTATCTATTTCGCATCCAGTAAATACAACTTGAAACGACAAAGATCTGTCTGGAATTGTATTAACAGCTATAGCAAGAGCATGCAAATACTCTCCATGATAGTTGCTATGATTGGCAGTAAATTCTTTTCTTACCCAGCATTTAAACTGAGGTATGTTAGAAATTAAATATGACATCTAAGGTGCAAATTAAACTTTGCCGCCCTTTGACATATATTTAGTTCCTTTTACAGGCTTTGCATTTTGAGCTGCTCCACCTTTAGCCATATACTTAGTTCCTTTTACAGGCTTTGCATTTTGAGCCGCTCCACCTTTTGCCATATATTTAGTACCCTTAATTGGGCCACCTGTAGAATATCCTTTAGTTTTTTTAAACATAATTACTCCTAATAAAACTTAGTTTTTTTTCTTCTGCCGTTCATTACTTTACCACATCCTTTGGCAATTCTAATTTCTACGACACCACCTTCTGATTTTTTTGTCCTACCGTCTTTCCAGCTAATTCTTTTTGAACTAGTTTTCTTTTTAGCCGCTGCGGTACATTGAGCTTTTGTTGGTCTACAGGCAGGATAACTTCTACGTTTTTCACCTTTTTTTCTACCGCAAGGTTTACCTGTCTTACAGTCAATCCAGCCTTTGCCATCATTTCTGCTAAACCATTTTTTTAAACTATCGCTAGCCATTAGCCTAATTTAGTTTTTTTGCGTTTACCTGGAAGCATATTGCTAAAACCTCTAGCTTCAACAAATGTTACTTCGCCGCCTTCAAATTTTTTTTGTCTGCTTTTGTTTCCCCAATTCTTTGCACCTACTTTACGGCATTTAACCAAAGCGCCACTTGCATAAGCAGATGGCCAAACTTTATATCTAGATTTTACTTTGTTATAACAAGCGTCTTTTTTAGTAGCCATTTAACATTTCCACCTTCGTCTTGCTTGACGTATTCTTGAATTAGGATCGTTTCTAGTTTTAGCTGAACTTCTTTTAAGTTGCCCAAGTGATCTAGCGCAATAAGACTTACGTCTTTTAGCTGCTGCACTTCCTTTTTTAACCTTACCAGTTACAGCTGTTTGAAGTTTAGACCCTGGATTAGCTTTACGATAAGCGGCCACACCTTTTTTGGTCATACCAGCGCCAGATTTTGTAGGTCTATAGTTAGCGCCTTTGCCTTTTGTTGTTTTTGGTATTGGCTTTGCTTTTTTTCGTTCTGCCATAATTAAGCGTTTTCTATATATAAAATATCTAGTCCTGCTGAAATTGCAATATTAGCATTTGAAGAACTACCTATAGCTCTTACTTCAATATCTGTTTTTTCTTCAAACTTTAAAGGAAAATTATATTTTTGCGTTACTGTATCTAAAACGGTTGTAAATTTATCTTTTATATTAAAGACACCGCCATCAGGTCTAGCAAGAACTGTTACTATTCCGTATTTATTATTAGCTTCTGTTGCTACGGTTATGTGAGTTTCGTATACATAAGCTGTATACCCTGCTGGCACTGTCCAAAGTGCCATAAGCGTTTGGTTGTCACCAATCGCTACAGTTGCGTATTTATTGGTAGGTACTCCGCTTGAAGGGGTAGCCTCAGTTCCTACATATAAAACACCATCATTAGCACCGCCACTACCTGCTGTTAAAACCTCTATTCTGTTTACTCTTATCCAATTGCTAGCATCACCGAGTTGTACGCCAGTTTGTCCGTCTAAGTCAACAGTAACTGATACTTCATTATAGTTAGCATCAAGACCTGAAACTTTTGCAGTTCTTGCGCCAGTACCAGCTATATCATCATTTGTTGATGAACTTGATATATAAAGAGTGGAAGCAGAAGATAGGTAGGTATATAAACCGCCTTGCGCCCAAATGGTTTCTAAGGAATCAACAACTAGTGGATTAAAGCCAAATTTAAAATTGGTTTTGTGATAGGAAATCTGGCCTCTTGAGACTTGTAATTCAAAAGGCTCAGTTGTTCCTACTCTTGATATTGATGACTTCTCAGCCATGACTAAGAATGAAAAACAGTTACTCTA